AATTCCGTAGAAACCTCCTGAGATTACAACCTGACCACCGCTACTCGCTGTTTCGGTTGAACCACCTAGAATATAAACCCAGCCGCCACTGGCTGTGACTCCCACACCGCCTTCTAGCGTTATAGAGCCACCAGAACTGACTCCACTTCCGCCATAAATTGACACTACTCCGCCATTAATATCGTAGCTATTTCCGGCTACAATGTTTACGTTACCGCCAACTTGATCCATAGAATGGCCAGCGTTCAGTGAAATGCCGCCACCTTGACTGCCGTTTACATCGCCGAACGTAACCGCAAAATCACCGATCAATGAATCATAATTTGTCGCCGCAATATTAAAATCTACGCCGGAGTATGCGGTTGAGGTGTAGTTGGTCCCGCTTCTAAAATATAATTTTCCTTCGCTGTATAGACCGCCACCGAGTAGACCATCCTCGGCTCTAAAATATGTGTTTACGTAATCGGTCGTGTTGAAAACGTGAAATCCTCCTGAATTGCCGCCTGAGTTGCTAACAGTATAAAACGTAGCTAAATCGACGTCTCCAGAAGGGATGGATGCGTTTAATGAAAAAAGTAATCCGACTGAATTGAAGATCCATCTTGTTGCGCCGGCGGTCGCTACTCCTATGGTGTCGGCTGCATAGTTATAAAAACCTGTGTTGCTGTCTGCGCCGAATGAGTGCGAAGGTGCTAACGCCGATCCTGCCGAGGTATAGCATACGCCGGATATGCTTAAACCTGCGGAGTTAAAGGTAGCTCTTGTAGATCCGCCAGTAGTTACAGAGAGGTTATCTGCTGCCGAAACATAGAAGCCGGTATTAGTATCTCCCGCAAACGATATAGCTGGATATATAGCAGAGTTTTGACCGTGCCCGAGTATCTGACCGCTTGCTTGAATATCGCCAGTGACGTTAATTCCTTGAGTAACAATACCGCCAGAGCTTGCGTAGTTAATTACGCTAAAATTATCAAGTTGCCATGTGTTTGCAGTATCGTCGGTTGCGTTTTGTCCAATGGTTCCCGCTGACAGTCCGCAAAGTCCCGCTGCGCTGATACCTGTATCGCTAGTAATTTTTACGATAACATTGTTAGCATACACGACAATGTTTGAGCCTACCGCTCTAACTCGCCAGACGGCTCCCGCCGCCATACCTATCGATGTGGTTCCGAGGTTGGTCCATATACCTGCAACTTTTTTGTATAAGATACAGTTTGATTGCGTACTTGAGAGCGTTAGCAAATAGTAGTTATTGCTGTCAACGTATCTAAAAACGAGTCCTACGGTATTAGCACCTGAAACAACAGTAGGAGCTGTAATCGAAACTTGAACGGCTGCTGCTGGTGCTACGTTGTTAGCGAGGTATAAACATCCTACGTTAGACAGTGTTGTTGTCGGACGAACATAACCCGCACCTGCTAGAACTGTATACGTTGCTCCACCTGTGCTGAGAGCGAGTGACCAACTTGTTCCAACCGTAGGTGTATGAGCATTAAGTAATACTGTCGATGCGGCTGTAAACGTATCGGAGAACACCGTTGGTCCAGTGGGAGCAATAAACGCATTATCCGGCGCACGAACTGTCTGCAAGTTCTGTACGGTATCGAACGCTCCTGCAAGTGGATTAAAAACGTAACTGTATCCCACTAGCTCCTCACAACGCTTGTAAGATTATCGCCTGTGTAGCCTAACGTCAGAGTAGCAACCGTCACAGTTGCTAGCTTATAAACCACACCAGTGAGGTTAGTTCCTGTGTAGCTCAACACAATCTCATCATGCGGCTGGTTAACAATACCCGAAACGATCTCCTGATACACGTTGCCGCTACGAACAATGGTAGCCACAGGAATATCAGGATTAACTGATGCTGCTGAGTTGGATACTGTTGTTGGCATTAGTCTTGATCCTCAATCTCAATACCTACAGGGTTTCCAGTTTCATCGGTAATAATCTTACCTTTGCGCTTACGAGACTTCTTCTTTTCACGCTCGATGATAACTGGCTTTTCGCTCTGGAACATGATTGATGATGACGGACTTCGCTCAATGGCATCCATCTGCAACCGCACACGCTCGATTTGCTGCTCTGAAGCTAACCGCCGCTCTTCCATGAGTTTCTCGGATTCGGACAAGCGCATACGCATTTGCTCAAGCTCAAGTTTTTGAATCTCAAGGATTTGAGCCATACGGTTAGTTTCCTGTTGTATGGCCTGCTTATTAGCGTCGCTAGCTGACATTGCTTGAACTTTAAGCATATCAACCTGAACGGCGCTTTGTTTGACTTGTATCTCTTGCTGTTGCAAGCCAAGCTCTTGTTGCTTGTAGTACTCGTCAGTTTGCTGTTTCTGTATGTCGAGCTGTGCTGAAAGCTGGTCACGCTGCATTTTAAGCTGTTGGTCTTGATAAGCGAGCTGGTTCTTAGTCGCCTTATCCTGCATTTCCATCTGCATGACTTGGAGCTTAGCTTGTGACTCAACCTGAGCTATTTGGAGACGCCCTTGTACCTCAAGCGTTGTAGGGTCCGGCGGCGGCGGTTGCTTAGCAGCTTCTTCCTTAGCTTTCGCAATTTCTCCAACTTGCTGCATAGCTTTTGTGAAAATACCATCGAGTTCCTTGCCTCCCTTCATGGTTTTAATCATGTTTTGGAACAAAGAGATACTGAAGTCTAGTAGCGGTGGATACTGGTCTACTAACCCTCTCATTTGGTCGAAGAACTGGCCTGCTTGCTGGATCAGCATAGCGCCATCTCTTTGCTGTTGCTGCTGGTCGATAGCAATCATGCTGTCAGTAGCAATTTGGATTCGATAGCTGCGCTTTTTGTTGTCACGAAGCAGTCCGATGATCTGCTGCTTCATATCGTCGATAAGTTGCAACGGATCTGGAGCAGGAGGTGGAGGTGGTGCCATTGGCGGCATCATACCTGTATCACCTGGTGACATACCCTCTGGCCCCATCTCTGGCATTGGAGGTGCTGGTGGAGGTGGTGGGATGTAGATCGTTGGCTCAATCAGAGCGTCTGCATCACCAATTTCTAAAATTGTTTCTGGCTCAAACTGTTCCGCAATAATCGTGCCAAGATTGCTAATGGCATCCGATATAAACTTGCTGAACATATTTTGACGTACAACCAAACCAAGGGATGACCATTGGCTTTCCAATCTGTTTGCGGTGGCAGACTTGTACTGCTCGCTGGTTCCACGAAGCAAATCAGATACTTTTAAGGTTTCATAAAGCTGCTGCAATGCAGCTCCACGAGCGCCCTGAAGAACGTTAAGAGCGTTTACGAATGGCTCGACTGGGTAGAACTCTACTCCTGCTTGCAATCCACCACGGCCTTTATAGGACGGCCAGTTAATGATTGGAGTACCCTTTAGGTCGCCTGCAAACAACTGCTCTACAGTTGGACCCATTGCAGCGTCATAAAGGAAGTTAGTACGGATGGCCTGAGTTACGGCATGAATACGGGTGGTAAGCCGCTCTACCTCAAGGATTTGGTCTCGAACGTGAGCGTAGTCAGATACTGGAACAACTGAGTCTGGATCAGTTGATTGGCTGATTACTGAGCAAGGATAGAACCTTTCAAATTTGGTAGGTGGCTCAGACGATTCAATGATGGCATTTTCGCCTGTCTTTTGAAGCCAATACACCTTGTTGGTAGCTTCACACCAAATCTCGTGCAGCTCTGCCTTACCCTCGTACTTATCCTCTTTACGAGCCAAGTCTTTTTTCATGACTTCTGGGAACGAGTCATAAATAAGGTCATCAGCTACGTCACGACCAAAGAGTTGTTCCGCTTGATCACGGTCAAGGAACGCACGGCGGGATTGCCATTCGATTTCATCCTCAGTACGAGCGTCGGAGCAGTTGTAATCGTTGTATTGGATAACGTCTAATACTGCTTTTTCCTTAATCTTTTTTTCCACCTCAATGGAAGCTATAAGGATGTTGCCTTCACCTGCCTGGAGTATATCTGTGTCACCTGTGTATGGCCGACCGCTACCGTCAATAAGCTGACCTGACGGGTCTCTAATTACCGCCATTTCCTCTAAAACGGTTTCAAACTTGGCAGCGTATCTTGCCCAAAGAACGCCCTGACCAGTGAGCAAAAACTGTAATGCTGCGTTATAACCAACCTTATCGAAGTCAAAATGCGTATCCATGACGAACTGTGTGTTTCGTTCAAGGATGACACTGCCAAGCTCGTATGGGATGCCTCCGGTGCGTTTACGAAGGTTTACTTCCGCTCTCGGGGTAGAAGAGTAATAAGCAGGAAGCAAAGTATTGATACAATACCACCAAACATTAAGTCGTCGCTCAGCATCGTTTAGAATCCCTACTTGTTTTTGAGCGTTATAAACACGGATTGACTCTTCTGATGTTTCAATGAACTTACGACGACGAGATTCAGATTGAGTGATTTGAGCCTTCCACCAGCGAGGACTATACTTTTGGACGAGAGGCTTAATCTTTACACTCATATTTTAGCTCGTTTCTGTTGTGACCGCATTTGAGCGATATACGCCTGCAACTTAATCTTACCCTTGTTAAAGACCTCTGCTGGTTGTTCCCACTTGGCGTCTACGAGGCGGCCTTTGCAAAGATAACGAAGAGCGTCGCAATTACTTACGACTGCCCCATTATATAGCACAAAATTTCCTGTATTTGGCACATTTAGACAATACACTTCTTGCGTGGCTTGGGGATAAGAGATGGATTCAACCGTTTTCGTCTCGCTGCCATCTTGCAATTTGGATGGCAGTATTGCGACTTCCATTCCATGTGCTTTTTCGTTTGATATTCCGTTTTGCAAAAAATACACGTTTTTGTAATTAGCGGCATCGATGCTGCTACGTTCTTGGCGTGCTCTGAGTGCCACCGCTTCCCTTCTTCTGTACCATGCCAGAACTTCGCCATTGGGATGACTCTTTGAACCATGTCGAGTCTTGCTGCTTCCCTGCGTTCCGGCGTCATGTGGTTCGACAAATGAGTCTTGGCATCCAACAGTTCCAGGTTTTCTATTTGATTGTTGCTTCGGTTTGCATCCTTGTGGTGAATGTGAAACCCTTTGGGTATTGGACCGTTGAAATGCTGCCAAACAATTCGATGCAGTCTCTTGGACCCAATTTGAGACTTTCGCTGTGAACTGAAGTAATACCCGCAGCGATAAAACTTTACCCCACCAAATTCCTGACACGTTTCGCTGATGATTGCCACCCTCATACGTTACGCAACGTATCAGGTCATGTTGGGTTAGACAACGGGCTTCTTTCCAACGACCATCACTCAACATAAACCGATGGTCAGGAGTGCAGGTAACTTTGGTGCCGTCTGAAAAGCGTAAAGTAATAACTTTGGCGTCGGTTCGAGTAATGGCGCCACGAGCCTCATGATATTGGCCGTCACTTGATAAAACGTAAACGCTGGAACCTTTGCAAAGGTGCCTAATTTCTCGCCAGCCTATATTGGTTTTAACAAGGGTATCGCCGCTAAAACAGGCGTGGTCATTCCCAGTCGAATCAGCATCTTCAGGGTTACGTTTGTCTATTGACAGAGATGGTAGTGTTTCCAGCAAATATGGGCAACTGGCAAATATGTAGAGGAGCGGTGGGTTAGATACCAGTCGTTGCCGGATTTGTGACCAGCCTGATATGCGCTCGTTGTCTGCCGCTCTAAACGAAGGAAACTTATATTTGGCAAACACCTGGGTAAACTGGTCGGCAATGCTTGGACCGCCCTCGTGGTTGAATATGCTGGGGTCGGCAAAGGCTAATGGATTTTCTCCGACAGAAATTGCTCCAATTCGATTTGCCTGATCAATGTTATCAACTCCTTTTCCCCACATCTCTCGGTATATGACGATGGCTCCTTTTTGGTACGGAACTTCGTTTCCAGCATCATCACGACCTGAGCTGACAGCGCCCCAGACAGCAGCAAAAGGAGAGCGGTAACCCCAATCGTACCCCATATAGCGGGGCCAGTGTTTAGGGATATTGAAAGGACTAATGATATGTTTAGAAGAGAACTCAGGAAAATAGCTGCCTTCATGGATTTCAAAGTCTCCTTCAAGCCATGCACGAACAAGCTCTGGAGAGCCTACCATGTGCAATCGGTTGATATACTCAGGGTCACGAGCGAGCAGAATCTGGTTATCGTGTACCCTACTTGGAATATAAATGTAGTCAAAGCTACTTCCGTTGGGTAACTGTTTTTGTAGGATTTTCATCCCTTTTGGCGCTGGCTTAATAAACAGTTCTTTAAGCCATCCGTGACCTACGCCGCCTGGGTTAAAGGTGAGTATAACCTGGCCACCGCCTTTACCTCGTAACGCTCCGAACAACTTCCATATGCAGGAGGGGTCGGAATAGTTACCTGCCTCCTCTATGGCTGCATGGCTTAGGTTTTGTCCTTGGTATTTCTCCGCATCGCCGTCATTAGCCAACGGACGAAAGCGCAACCTACCCCCATTAGAAAACGTAAACTGCTTCTTTTGGTCCTGCCAGTGCGCTTGGAGCGGTAAGTAGATTTGCTTAGCTCGCTCGATGAGGTCATCCGCTTGAGGGAGTTCTTTTCGAAAAAATATCGCATTGAAGTCACTGCCGAATTGCTCCTGAGCTATGGCAAACTTGCCTAATACGCCGTCAGTTTTACCACCGCCTCGTGCACCGCCGTAGCCTATAAGGGTTATGGGACAATGGATTAGAGTCTCTTGAGGGCCGGACTGAGGTGCCCATACAACCTGTTCATTGGCTTGTAACTCAGCATCCATTCTTTATCTCGTTACACTCCGCCCAGAACTGCTCCCAACTAAGCTCGTATAACTCCTTAACGAACTCCTTTTCGCACTCAATACAGAGGTTTGTAGCAGTGTCCCACAGTGAGCCACATTCGGGACACTTCCAGTGATTGCTACTATCCATAATGCTTAATCTCCGGCCCCCCGCCAACCATGACAGCGTTATCGCCGTATATGCGCTCTACCTTACAGTTAGGATTTTGGCAGTAAAAGTAGTAATCAAACCCATCTTGGACGCTGGTGGTAGAGACGTGATTGCACCACGGACAACGCCGTGTGTTCTCAGTTTCATCCTTCATCCTATGCTCGATTCCCATTATTCCTCCGTAGGTGGTTTAGGTAGCGGCATCCAGTGGGTCACGCTTAATAGTGGCAACATCGGATAGACTGGATGACGCCAATCACCGCCATAGCAAGCGATACTAACACCGCCACCAAAGGCTATCAGGACCTCGCTGACATCCTCTGGCAACCGATCCTTCACCGAGATCCAACCGTCCGGCTTTTCCGGAGAGTTCGATTCCTTTGCGGCTTGGTAGCCAGCGAGGAAGGCATTCGATAGCGGCTTTATGTAAAATAGCTTGTTAGTTGTCATGGCAGCATACTCCTCTGCCAACTCTTCTGGTGTTTTTTTATTCATATTGAGTCTTTAAGATATGTTCAGTTACTGCTTCGTGCATCTTCATGCAGAACTCAAAGCCCTCTGAATACCCCGCATGGTAGCCAGCAAGGAAGCCATTACGTAGTCCATGCTCATAGGTTTCGCTGCCTGTGGTATTCTTAGAGACCCACTCTTCCGCCAACTCTTCAGGTGTTTTCATTTGATAACCTCACCTTTCATACAGACGCTGCTGTAGTATGAGCGTAGGTAAACCCCACCCTTAGCTTCGCACTCATTGCGGTTTACGCTCTGCCAGTAAACGCATAATCCAACTATAACCAGTGCGCCTAAAGCTATCCAAAGCTCAGTCATTTGCACTCCAATACCTGCTCATCATCAGACCAACTACCAACTGGCCGCCACCATTTCGGCGTTCCAGTTATGTTTGTAAATGAGCCGTCTTGATATTTGCTTAAAGTAAATCCTAATTTTTCAGACACAATTACATATACCAATTGTCCGTTGTTAGGCTTTGTTTCATTTACATCAACCCAAACATTTGGACGTTCTATTTTATCAGTCATTTGCACTCCCACGATTTAACGGCGTACATCGAATAATTAGTGCCATCGCACTCAAGATTAGTAGAGTCACGATACATATCGCATCCAACAGCTTGAGCGTTAGACCCATCAGTAAACTGAATGACGCAATACTGTTTAGGTGCAAACTTTTTTATTGATTGAAAAATAAAAGCTAAAACAAACAAAAGTATTGCAACCATGCTTAAAGCTAGAATTGCATAGGCTATAAAACTACCTATATCCTCAATTAGCTCTCTCATCTTTATATCCCCCACTTTCGGTTGTACTCGTCTTCACTAATCTGGTTAGCCTGTAAATCAACTAACCCACGGCACCACTTACCACCGCATGGCACCGCCTTAAACTCAGTGACAACGACAGTAGCCTTTCCACAACCTGGACATACGAAATACCATGTTCTGTACGTTTCTGCTACATTCTTATTCTTTGCTAAGGAATTTTTCAGCAAACTCTTCTTTGGATAACGGTTTCGCACTGACGACACTCCTCACCTCACCACTGTGCTGGATAAGCTGTGTTTCATTCCAACCCAACTTAGTCTTAACCAAGTGAAGCAATATAGCAGTGTTCCCATTCAACGCCTCAGCCATAGCCACCGTAGCTAATCCCTTACGCATCTCACCCTCCCCAGCAGCGTACTCATCAGCATAATACTTATCCAAGATATACGGGCTTATACGAGCCGCTATAGCAACATTCCCACGAGTTAATCCCATACGTGCCATATCCCTAATCTGAGCACCAATACGCTCACACTTAGTATGCGAAGGACTCTGCTTATGTATGACCTCAACCTCAATTTCATCATTTTGAAGGCTTAGTTCACTAGTTTTTTGAGTTTCTACCTCAACTATTTTCGTATCTAACTCATCCATATAACTCACTAATAAAAATATTTTAAAAATACCCCCTTGACAAGGTGTGATGTAACCCCCCCTAATAGGGAAGTCCTTCTTTCACACCCCCCTTTTTGCTACACGTTCAGTGCCAAAAGCAATCACTCCTCTTCTTCATACATAGATTCATTCTTTCTCTATTCTATTATAAAAAAACATTATTAATCTTATAAATATATTTCAGATCTCTACTACGTTATCTGCTTAGATTCATTCTTCCCTGCCAGTCGTAACTTTCTCCTACCTTACGCCAAGCAAAGCTCCAACCTATACTCTAAGAACAACCTAACTCTTTCGTCGCTAACCTATAACCGAATCTATCGTTGCTAACTCTTTCAAAGAAACAACTTATAGAACAATGTTTCAAATAGGGTAGGGAATTTTATATGAGAATGTGGATATACATGTAACCGGTACCTGTCTCGTTTTTAAATTCGTTTTAGAAACAAAAATCTCTAATAGGCTACAGAGATTTATACCCTTGGAATCACTACCTATTTTCTCTACCTAATTAGTTTTCTAATTCTCGGTAGGTAGTAACTATGCACACTCCTTAACTATTTTCATAAAGTCACTGAGTGATATACCGCTTACCTCTTGTAGAGTTACTATCTCTTGCAGTGAATACAGTCTCTTACTGCGTTCACGGTAGCACCATTGTCCGAGTGAGATACCGAATACAGTAGCGGCCCTACGTTGTGTTAGGTGTAGCGTCATACGTAAGCGACGGTAGAGGTTATCCTTAGGATACGGTGCAAGGTGTCTGTAACTCGGTATTATTCCAGTACGCAAACTTTGCATAGTTACCTATCGTGTTTTGATATAAGTAGAATCATACATCAGTATGTATAACGATACGGTAACTACTTACGTCAGACAACATCGAGGTGGTTACAGCACTGTCACGTGTTCTATCAGCATGACGAAACTGACCCTGGTTTTATTCAAAGAAAAAAACATTAACTCTCAAGTTTTTTCACGCTACACCGATACTACCCCCTTGCATAACACATCATACATAGTATGGTTAGGCATGGGTGAGTGATTAACGCTCACCAATAAGGGAAAACGATATGAAAGATCAATTTACAATAGAGACAACCTTCCAAGGTGCCATACGCATTAGCACTGTTCACAATGGCCAATACATCAGTCGGCAGTTTTTCTTCTATGAATTAGAGGAAGCACTCGAGGAATTTGAAAGTCAGCTTGAATCAGAGTCACGGGAACCAATCGATTGGTTTAGCGGTATCCGTAACAGTTAATTAAAGGGGGAAACTATGTACCAATCAATTAAAACAAAAGCACAACTAAAGCGGCTTCCAGTAGGTACTGAACTAATTTTAATCGAGTGCTTTTTTGGACCATGCAACGATCCACGCACGATCAAGCAAGTGCGTAGTAACGATATTGTGATGCAACTCCCGGATGGGCGAACGAGCTATTGCAACTTAGGCAAAAAGCTAGAACCAACTGAAGATGGTTTCTTGCTTAGGTGTGAAGATGGAAGGATAGCAGTTAAGTATCTTGTCAAAGCTAACTAAGGGGAAACGATATGAGTAAGGAATACTACGATGAATGTCTAAAGAGGTGGGATCATCCTACTGGTTTTGATAGTGACGCCAATTTTAGCGGCTACAAGCCGATAGGGTATGTGATTTACAGCCGTAACCGGGATAGCTCAATCCTTGAGGAAACTAACTTTAAAGCCATTCTGGAAGACTTAGGCGGTGAGGGGGATCTAGTGCGGGTTATTCGCCATCGTCATTGGGCTTGCGGCTGGATTGAGTACATAACTGTAGACGATACAGCGCCTAAGGCTCTACTTGATCAATGTGTCGAGATAGCAAGAGCACTAGCCGACTACCCCGTTTACAGTGACGGTCTTTACAGTGAAGCACAATGGGAAGCGATAGCAGAACATTGGGAACAGTCTAACCTAAGAGACCGGGTGGATTATTGTCGAGATGCGGGGATTTCCATATTTGCCGCTAGGCGTGACGTTATGCCTGAAGGGATATGGGAAGTATTGAGCGAGTCAATTTACTAGGGGACAACATGAATAAAGCTCGAATCAGACAAGAATATACGGTATCCGGGTCATTCATAACGGATGCCATTTACAGTGTGTTAATCGGATTATCCCTATTTGCGGGGATAGTCTTATTTCTTTCATGGTAACTTGCATCCAATGTAGGATGTATGTCATCATCCATAGGGTAGTTAATTTTAAGGGGAAACAATATGGCAGATCGAATAACTAAACAGATGGTCGAAACTCAGTTTATTCACCTTTGCGACGCAATGGGGAAACGAGTCGCCACACATTACAAGGATGTTGGTGCATGGCGGCTTGACTACCAACGATGTTACGGCGGCTTTTGCATCGTGGAATTGACCGAGCACGGGGAGTCTCTCCCATATGGTCACGGGCGATTCAAGGGCGGGGAAATGTTTAATATGCTGCAATTTGCATTGCGCTCAATAGCGGTCGATCGTTCTAACGGCGAAACTTTTTCCGGCTCCTATTGGCCAACTGACAAAATAACCAACGTAAGAAACTAGGGGGAACCATGACAATGACGGAAAAAAACTACCGATGCCTAGGTGCTACTTGTTCAAAGGTACGCAAGGAACGATCCAATCACTACGGAAAAATATATAATATCCCATGCCCCGTATGTATCAGTGAAGGTAGGGGTCCGTTGTCCGTGTGGGAGTGTACTGATCCAGTGCCTGAAAATGGTTGGGTGCCTGAAGAATGGACAACTAAAACGGTAATAATCAAAAAAGGGGAATAACATGAAAGCACTACTATTTACACTTGCACTAATGCCGGTAGCGGCGTTCGCTCAATTCGACAATCTCAACCTACCAACGGAACGAGATTCGATGTACCCGATGCCACCATCCTACGGGATACCCGTTAAACCCGTGTTACCTGTACCAAGGGATCGGGGACCGTGGGGAACGGGTTATAGCGTCATAACTGAAACTAGGGAACGTCCCGATGGTTGGGGGAGATTCATGGGGGATAGAGACGCTACAACGGCCAGAACGGTCACTAGGGTAGTCCCTAATGACGCTACCGGCCAACCAATAAACGGCGTGGAAATGCCATGGTAATGAGTGGTTCCCCTTCGGGGGAATCCCTGATTGCCAGTACGGGATCTGTTTAACGTAAAAATGGGGGAAATATGAAAGTGTTTATATACTGCGCCGTGTTGTGCCTTGTTTCTGGCTGTACTGGAATTGAACTAGGTGGCCGTGTTGGCCTGTACCGTGTTGACGAACGGCAAGAGTCGAGCCGTACCAACGTGGAAAACAAGGTGCCTTTAAAGTGCTACTTTGTAGACTGTTTTAGTGAAGTTTCCAGCGAAGCTAAGTAAGGGGGATTTATGATTCAAGAGATTAAACAATTACTTTTCACACCAACTGGCATCGTGGTTTCCATTCTTCATGTTGCCTTTGCCGTTGGCATTGTCACTTGTTGGGTAGGGATTCAGACTCAGATTTTAGGGAATGACCCGATCGAGCAGGTTCAATCGTTAGGCAAGCGAAGGTGAGCCAGGAAAGCAACCGCCCCTCAGATCCTAACTGGGTCTGGGGGGCTCTTATAATCGCCGTAGCGGCTTGCAAGCTGGATTTACCTCCAAACCTATCCTATCACGCCACCCGATTCTTTGGACTCAATAGCGGCCATTCTAAGGCCGTTATACGTCAAGAGGTGAGCAGGGCGGCAGATGCCTATGGGTTAGATCGGAACGTGTATCACGCCGTGGTACAGGTTGAGAGTGGCGGGAACGTGAAAGCTGAGAGTCATGTAGGTGCTCGGGGCTTGTCTCAGGTTATGCCGTATAACGCTAAACGGTGTGGGTGGCACCCAGATCGCTTGTGGGACCCAACTCACAACGTTCGGTGTGGCGCTCGCATATTGTCCGAGGAGTTGGAACGGACCGGAAATATCCGTGACGCTCTCACAGTGTACAACTGCGGCAAAATTAACTGTAAGGAGGGTAAAGAATACGCTAGAAAAGTGCTTTCGCTGTCTAAAAAATTAGGCTAGTAAGATGTAAGATGTAATTTTATTGGAGACAAACATGAATATATTCAAAAAACTATTTAGACCAACGCCACCGACCGAGTGGATTGAACTGAAAGCAACTAAACATTGCAGTAAGTGCAAAAATACGTTTGAAACGTCGGCTTTTAATAAGTGCAAGCGCACCGCAGACGGCTTGCAATATTGGTGCCGCACTTGTCAAAACAACTCAGCACGCACTAGCGTTGAAAAGCCAAAGAAAAACGCCAAGAGAGTGGTCAAACTACCGGTAACCAACTTTCAAAAGCCATTTTTACAACTTAACGTGCCAAACGTGAGTCAAGCGCAGTACCGGCAGTTAGTAGAGATTGCAAAGGCTCGAAAATGGCCTATGGAACGTCTTTACCGTCAGATGGTAGCCGATTTTTTAACGCTTAATTCCAAGTAAGGAGACAAAAATGAACGATAAAGCACTAATAACACAAAACAACGTGGAGATGCTCAACACGCTCCGCAATACCGTTGCGCCAGGGTTAACCGACAGCGAATTCGCATTATTTGCGGAGATCGTAAAGTCAACTGGACTTAATCCAGTCACCAAAGAGGTGTGGGCAATTAAGGCAGGTGGCCGCTTGCAACTTATGACAGGGATCAACGGGTTCCTTCGTATTGCTAACTCTCACCCCATGTTCGATGGAATGGAAGTTGAGTTCGACAAGGAAGGAGATCGTATCGTAGCGGCAACGGCTAAGGTTTACCGCAAGGATCGACGCTTTCCAGCCGTGGCGACCGCTTTTATGGCCGAATATGGCAAGCCAACACCAATCTGGAAGCAGATGCCTTCGGTTATGCTCGCCAAATGTGCCAAGAGTCTGGCCATTCGTGAAGCGTTTGTGCAGGAGTTAGGCGGTTTGTATACCCAGGAGGAGATGCCAGCCGAGTTCGCACCTCCGAGAGCTACAACCATCCCTCAGGAGGCTTTAATTGTGTCCGAAAAGACCGGAAAAGTCATAGGAACGAAAGTTGAGCCAGCGGAGGCAGTTGTAGACGTAGAAACCGGCGAAGTATTCGAAAAAATAGAAGAGTTGCCGGAATTTATGGAAGTTAAGCCAAAGGCTAAGAAGTCTAAGGCTACGACAACCTACTACAACACCGAAACGCTACAGGATGACAAGCTGGTTATCGCTGAAACGTATTTGGTAGCCAATAACGCCAAACGGCTGACTGAGACGCACTGGAAGTCACCCATTCGGCTTGAAAAACTGACTAGCTGCATCGACGAGGCTTTCAATGAGTAACGATATACCACCGGCTGACTATTGCCGACCACGTTTTGACTCCCCACGGCCTGGCTATAAGCGACACACTATATTCATCAATGTGGATCTGTTGTGGCGCTGTAAGTCAGTGTGCTCAAAGGATAAAATCAGCTTCACCACGTTGTTGGAGGAGGCTTTACGCAATCGGATTAACTATCACGGGAAACTAAAATGATTAGCCAAATAACTCAGGATGCTATTACATTTAGTGAGTCGTTTTTGCCACATCCAAACAGGAATCAAGACCTGACTGATTACCAGGCCGCATACGAGGAGGGAGCCAAACAGGTGTTGCGCTACCTCCAACAGTTTGCTGGCAGGGTAAACGGTATGGTGCCGCCGATAAAGTCCACTGGATTCCAGGACGGCCAGGTTGACGGCATCCTATGGACGGTAGAACACGTCAGCACACTTTTTGGGATTGAATAATGAAAAAGCCGGTCAGGGGGAAACTCTGACCGGCCACGACAAAATCAAATGGAGACAAACCCTATGAACGTGTCTTCTTTAATTTACAGCATTATCCCAACAGCGTCAAAGTCCAATTCTCACTCGGCGCAGACCGCTTAGGCTCGCTTTTCAGCGACGAATTAGTTATCAATTGTCCGTAGTCACAAAAGAACCGCTTGCTGCGTCTGAGGCCATTCTCGCCGCTTTCAAAGTCTACCAGGAAAACATTCCCGTCACTATCCACAGCCTTGAATGTGCCGGTGCGGTCACCTTGATGTGTAGAGATTGGAGCGTACTCCGGCAAAATGCTGTAAAGCCGCTGGTGTAAGTCAGTAATAATAGGTTTATGCTGTTTTATCATGACGCTCCTTTAACCATGCTTCCATATCTGCAATTTTTACACGGCGATGGGTTTTGAGCTTTAAGTGTGGGCATCCGGCCTTAAGCCAGGTGCGTATGGTCATATCCGAAACGGCAAAATATGTCTTAGCTGCACTTATCGGAACGTAATTGTTTTTTTCTTCATCTGTCATAAATTACCTTGCGGTTTTTGTACGGTTCTTGTAGATACTAAGTGCTTTTGTAGTCTTTATCAAGGGGATTTATGGCTGGACCGACGAAATCGTGGCGAAATAAGGGAGTTGATATAGCGGCGTGGACCAATGAAAAGGGTTTAGTGTCGTTTACGCTTCGTAAGCAGTACCTCAACAAGCAAACTCAAACTTGGACGGATACAAAATACCTGTATCAAGATGACCTCAGAAACTTAATTGACCTTCTTCAACAGGCAGTCGCCTGGAATAGTGGCAACGCCGCTGACCGTGAAGAACATAAGTGGGCCGCTGTAGAATCTGGCTCTCTAAGCGCAGTAGTGAAAGAGACCGTGAAAGCGGTTAAGTTTGAAGATGACGATATACCTTTCTAGAGGACTTTATGAAACTTTATAGTATTTTTAGGATATTAGACGGCAAGTGGGAAATAGTTTTGCATATTCGCCGTAACGACGATTGGCGATTCCAGTATGAGCCAAGGCCAGAGCTGAGAGCGTTGATTGATGAGAACTACACCGTTTCTCCAGATGTTATGGCAAGGCTGTTGTTGGACAACGTTTTGCACTGCGAGGCGGTAGAAATTCACAATATGTCAGGTCAGGGTATCGTAGTGAGGCGTTGTGATGATCAAGCCAGTGAATGAACTATTTAAAGACCAGATGTGGCGCAAGTTGGAAGCACAGCATAAAGCGTCTGTAGAGCGAGGCAAGATAAACCCAGCCACTATAAGTCAGGACGCTGCAATCATACGTTGGAGCAGTGAGGCATTGACCCAAGAGCGGCTAAACAAGGAGACAAAGAAATGAACGCTGACATGCCCCCACTCAAGGTTTGGATTAAACGAGAGTACCTTACAAACGGTGAGGAGTCAGGCTTTGAGGAGGGGGTAGCGTTTGCGGTTCAGTCCATGAAAGGGCGAGCACTGCACTTTCACGTTCTACTCCGTTCGGGGGCTCACTTTCGTCATGTTCCGCTTCATTGGTTGTGTCACAATGCTCCTACGGTTGTTGGTGAGCGGTCCCTTGAGGATTTACAGCTTTGGGACTGCTTTAGCTACAAGCCGGTTGTTACCGTGTTTGACCTGCTTAGAGACTACCAATGCGAGGCGGTGCTCCGTGACAAAACTAAGTTTAACGCCACTTATTATTGCACAGTGGATTGGCTTCCTGATTGTGATGCTAAGTCTGGCTGGTTGTTACATCCCGACCAAAATAAATGCGCCCATATACTTCTGTTGGAAAACGGACAAATTGGATGCCTGCCAACCAATCGAGTCCTTTTTAAAGACGGATTCTTTATCGGAAACGTTCCAGACGCTGCCACCCGCAACTATAAAACCGTGGACGTGGTTTTCACCGCCGAAACTTGTGACCGATGGTCAGTAGCTGACAAAGAGGAGACTTACTACTAATGGTAAACAGTAGAGCCAAGGGAGCCAGAGGAGAGCGAGAGCTGGCTAACAAGCTAAAAGAGCACGGGTTTGAAGCTCGCAGAGGTCAGCAGTTTTGTGGCTCTAATGGTGACCCTGATGTAGTTTGCACCGAATTGGATGACTACCACATCGAATGTAAGGTTGTTCAGGCACTCAACATCTACAACGCAATGGAGCAGTCGCTGAATGATTGCAAGGACAAAACCCCAGTATGTGTACACCGGAAAAACCACAAACCATGGCTAGTGACAATGTTCCTGGAGGATTGGCTAACGTTGGTAAAACCAAAGGTTACGCAGACATCGAGTCCGACCCAGGACCAGAAGAAGTAACTACACCCGAAGGAATCCTGTGGCTGGCTGTCATTGATAAGGCCATAACAGACTATGTTGCCCCAACTCCAGACCTGTCACCAACCTACACTCAAGGGTTAGACTGGTTTTTTTATGAAATGAAAGCGGCGCCGTTTAACCTAACCTACATTTGCGATATGCTTTTTGATGACAGCTCGAAGGTGTCAGCAATAAGAGCAAGAGTAAAAAAGCTCAAGGACGACCCAGAGGAGCTTAAACGCTTCGCAAAGAAACGTTACAACCTACGAATTAACAGTAGGTTTTATTAGCGCTTTTTCTTATCGAAGAAACTCCAAGCCTGACCAAGACCGTACAACACCGCACCACCTACAATCGGCTCAGCAGCAGTTACAAGGTTGGAAGCATCAGCCTCAGACACTCCGATGGTAAGCAACCCACCAGCCGCAAGGGTCAGCAGGTGCCGAATAATGGATGCAAGAAATACCGGCATAAGATTCTCCGTGTTCTAATAAACGTGGCGCTATCGTACTTGCAGTTCCTGCGCCGTGGATCAACAAAGCCACCCCGTATACAATTCATCCAGGGTTCCCAGTAATAGGCTAAATCACACTTGCGGTATCGGTCTACCCATTTCTTTAAGTCAACGGTACGGCCATCCTTACCGTCCAAATCCACTATACACGGTCCAGATACCTTAGGAGCCTGTCCGTGTCCTTCACAATGGTATCCATTGGCACAGCGTTGCCGGTGAGGATTGTCCACAGGAATACACTGAGGCAAAGCAGCAGATACCCGATTGAGTAGAACTCTTCTGGCACTTTCATTTAGGTCACACTCCAAACATGGACTGACGTAACACGTCAGGTTAGTTGAGCTGCTAAACATCACAGCCAGGTCATTTAATTGCTTATCAAAGTATCCTGTAATCTTTTTATCCCCACGGATGATGGCCCTGCTCGCTGATACCTTGTTGTACCCATAGAAAGCCTCATAACGGCCACAGCGCTTGTTTCTCATGCAAGGACCATTAGCCAGGTGGACCCGAACAACCTTTGGCCTAGCGTCGCTCATAAGCCGTTTAACGCACAAACACTTCTCGCCAAACGTATTGGTCAGCCAAGATAGGTAGAGCGTATCATGGCCACGATACATCTTAACCGTTGCGTCACAGTTCCAATCCTTGTGACACATGGCCAACAAGCTGGGAGCTGCTAAGGCTTGCGGTGCTAACGTCAGCACGACAAGTGCCAACAGCCACCTCATTTTTCCAATACCTTATCGAGCTTCTTATCAATGCGCTCAATTTGCGATTCAATGTTCTTAAGTTCAGCCTTAAGGATTTGCACTTCCATAGTCACTTGATACTTAGATTGCTCAAGCTCATGAAGTGAGTTCTTTACCGACCTGTAATCCATGCCGACTATCGATATGACAACACCAATGATGGCTTTTATGGCAAGGTCAAACCAATACCGTATCTGTGTAAAATCTCCGTCGGTCAATGTACCCTCCCGCCACCGTAAGCATCTATAACTATTATTTCTGCTTCGGGAGTGTTCCCCATAAGTTCCATGAACTTTTGGAACGCCGACTTACTCGCTAATATCGCTGATTCACTTCCAAGTTTACCAAACTGCAAACCAACCAAGATACAACCGTGCGTGTCCTTATGCGTGTTGCCAGCGTGAATCAATATATGGTTACGCTCAGGGACGTCCATAATTTGGTAGGTTAAACCAAACTTAGGACTGCGGTGCAGTTTTAATTTGTAACGACCAACTGGGATACAACTGATTAACTTCTCGTTGTAACGCCAGGGATCCTCCAATGTTACAAGCTCAGGCGAGCCATCGATACAGAGGACGCCCATCGTAGCGCCGTTGTGCTCTGTAACTCTGACTAACCTGAGCTGCTTCATGCCTCAAGTGCTGCCACACGTGTTTCGAGTGCTTCTACTTTTGCGTTAAGGTCTTGAATAGCTTTAAAAGCTAAAGCCACCATGTTGCCGTAATGAAGAGCGTCAGGTTGATTGTCATCATTATATACGACAAACTCGCTTAATCCTGCGGCATCCACTTCTTCCGCAATCAATCCTGCAAATTGCTTATCTCCGTCAGTTATTCCTTTATAGAACTTCGGAGCGAGATTCATTACATCAGCAAGACCCTTTGTATAATCCCGAATATCTGTCTTATACCGAGAAGATGAGGTTGACCGCACCAACAAATGATTACTTGGGTCAATAAATACATTAGCGGCAGAGCCAGTTGTGTGTCGTGATACTAATTTTGATTTAACGTAATAGTTGCCAGTAATCGGAAACCCGACAACAAAATCATCTGCATCCACATAAGGAGATCGAACATCTAAAGTTCCTGTTGGTGCGGCTCCGATACCTACGTTTCCATTACTATCAATTCTCATCCGTTCGGTAGATGTGCCGCTACCATCAGGTGTTGTAGAGAAAATCATCGTTCCTGGCATATCGTTAGTAGCACCTGGAGTTCCTGAAACTAGAACTCCAATTGCAGCAGCATTGGTATATCCAGTGCCGTTCGCTCCCTGCCAAACAATCGATCCTATTTCGTCGCCGTTTTGAACGATGGTGTTAGTACCTACTGTTGCTCCACGAGACTTTCTAATTCCAAATACAACGCCAGAACTATTGTTACTAAATTGGGTGTTGGTAATGTTGAGTGCTGTTCCAGAAGTGCTAATTCCTGCTTCGGCTTGACCCAGAGTTACCACGTCAGTTGCAACTGTAGCATTGGCTGCGTTAGTGACCTTAAAGCCGCCTGCGTTAAGAGGACCAGTAGCAGCGTTCGAGCCGTCCTTGTTAAGGCACTGGTTGATACCTGTAGCAAAGTCATTATCCTGCGTGTCATGCCTTCCAGCTTCAATGCCAATGCCAAGCGACGCATCGCCAGTCCAGCCGCCAGTTGCGTTATTTCCCTTTGTATAACTTCCACCAGACCAAGGCATGATATTCTCCTAAACTAAACTCAAAACTTTATCGACGTACTCTCGTGTTTCTTTTGGAACCTTAACGTAAGCCTTTATATTGGCCCAGGTTGGACGTTTACCCTCTGCCCTTACCTTAGCCATGACTCGCTTAATGTTGTTAGGTCCCCAGTTATAAGCGGCCAACGCAAGGCTTTCATCGCCAAACTCAATAAGCTGCTGCTGAAGGTAACGACTGCCACCCTCAACGTTTTGCTTGGGGTCTTTAGCATCCACGCCAAGGTCACGAGCTGTAGCTGGCATAAGCTGCATCAACCCACGAGCACCCTTGCTGCTGACCGCTTCTTGCTTACCGCCTGACTCAACCTGCATAACGGCCTTAACCAACGATGCAGGTGCGTACTGCTTGCCAGTAGGAATGCTTATGTTTTGTTTGCCAACCTTAACTTCTTGTTTCGGAAGCATTTGCCGTAACGACTCCAGCTCTGCCTCAAGGTCAGCAATCTCTGTATCCTCTGTAGGTGTAGCAGTAGGTGATACAGGTGCTTGTTCTCCTGCTTGTTGCGCTCCTCGTGCGCCAAAGTATCCAGACTGAATTAACTTATTTTTTACCCTTTCTGGTAAAATTGCTAACTCCTCTGGAGTCATTTTAGCCAGAGCTTGCGGGTTTTCTTTAAGCAATCGTTCGTATGCCATGTCCGCTGGTTCAGCTATCTTCGGATTAAGAATAGCTAATTGTGGCCCACCAAATTCAGTAGAAAATGGCGTAGCTCGCAACTCGATATTTTCAGCTAAATCAAATAGTCGTTTTTCAATACTGCTCTTATCTGCCTCAACTATTCCTTTGCCTGTTTTCTCAGCATATCGTTGTGCAGCTTTGCTAGCTTGTTTGCCAGCAAATGTTTTTATTTTCTCTTTAAGCCAGGTTTGATTTTCCCTAATGTTGATTGCATCTACTCCAGCTTTTATTAAATCATTCTTTACTTTCGATGCAGCTTTAAGCGATTCAGGCGCATCCGCTTCAAAGTATAATTTTGCCGCAAGCTCATCGCCAGTCATACCAATTTTCTTGGCGATATTATCAAAATCTTTATATGTATCTACATTTACAATGTTAGCTTCAGGCTTAAGATAAACTGGCATTTGCTTATCTAATGACCACATTCTTCCTTCGGCAGCTTTCTTAGGATCAAACCACCAAGTATTTCTTTCTGCGGCATAAATCGTGCCTGGTCCCAAAACGGAATATCTAATTGTTTTAGGAATAAATCCACCATAGCCTTTAATTGCTTTCAATCCAGCTTCATCAGTTCCATGCACAAATGGTTGTGAAGCGCCAAACTCTTCTTTGCTTAAGTATCCAAGGCGTGACGCTTGTTCAAAGAACGATTCAACGTTTTTAACTGTAGGTGGAGCGGCGGCAAACTTAATAAGCTCAGGCTTAGAAAGCATCTGATTGATAGCAGCGTTTAATTGCTCTTCAACAGCGGCAGCTTTTTTACCTACCCGTAAAGCCGTTACCTCACCAAGAACGCCTCCAACAGCGGCGCCAAGAATACCACCCGATCCAGCACCGCCAACGATACTTCCTACAATACCAGCTACATATTTGCTATTTTGTGCAGCTCTTAATAAAGCTCGTTTGTTAAATATGGTGCCGAGTGTGGTTTGAGCTTGAGCTGTAATAGACTGCTTGCCAGTGGCTTGTTGCTTTAAACGCTCAGGTAACGCTGCACCTTCAATGTCAGTAATAACCTTTTCAAGCTGGTCGTAGTCACCTTTAAATATAGTTTTGGCTACATCACGCTGAGAGGCTAAACGATCTGCTATAGTGCCTCTGCCTGTTTGCAAACTCTCAATAAACTTGCCACGAGTAAGATCCTCAAGCTGCGTGCCTTCTACGTCTTTCATGAAACGACGTGCTTTGCCAAGGTCGCTAAAGATTTGACTTGGAATCTGTCCCTCTGAAACCTTAGCAAACTCAGACAACTGTCCAGGCTCAAGCGTTGCTTTGAGTGTTTGCTCTGCGTTTTCAATAGACGGCCAGAAGTTTGCTTCGGACAATGCTGGTCTATTCTTGGTTATCCAAGCAAGTTTCTTTTCTGCTGTTGGCAGATTCATAAACTCGCTTAGCTTCTGTGTTTCAATTTGCTGCGCTCCTACACCAGCTTTCTTTAACGCTCCAATAGAAGCTGATTCACTGGAAAGGAATGGCACTACCTTTTCTGGCGATTTTTTAAGAGCTTGTTTAAGCGGTGATATAACCCCACGTTCTCGGTCGTAAACAAACGTATCAAAGTAGTTTTTCCACTTATCCTTAGCAGCGAACAAAGCGTCAGAGCCTGGAGCATTTTCCATGACGCTTTCAATGTATTTGTAAAGATTAAGAGCTAACGCTTGGCTTGGAGTGCGTTCACCTTGCTTAGTTGATGACAACACCTTGCCAAGTTGTACTTGAATATCGTGCAGTTCTCCAATCTTCACCGCAGGAACAAAGCCTTCCGGCAAATCCTCCTTTGGCATATCTAACTTACGTAAGCGTTTTATTTGAGACAAAACTGTAGCGTCGCCAATTCGTTGTGAAGGGTCTCGTTTCCAACCTCGTACAATGCGATTGACGTCCTGTTTAATGTTTGGAACGTCCACCACTACATTGTAAACGGCAGGGTCTTTGAACGCAGAACGCCCAGCTTCTTTAGCGTCTTTAGCTGCTGTTTTAATTTGACTAATAACTTCCGTCCCAAGTGACTGCACAAGTCTGCTTGGCTCTTCCATTGCCGCTGGATTGCGAGAAGCTAAATCAAGGTCGATGCCTTTGATTGCTTCGTCTGCTTTAAGTACGCCTTGCTGAGCAGCTACAGTTCGCAATGCTTCCGAAAGCTGTCCTTTCTGCGGTTGAGTTCCAAGTGCCCCAAACGCTAATGCTTGCTCTTCCTTACGCTTTGCCAACGCATCGAGCAATGTTTGGCCACCCATTTCTGGTTTGCTCATTGCGTATTGATAAGTAGCCAATGAAGGTGTTTGTGCTATTTCAGCAGCCGTCATTGGAACGCCAAGAGGACTCATAAGCGGAGTGCCTAACTCTTGCGCTATTGCAATACGGGCAGCTCCTTCAGGTCCAGCTCTGTCAAGAATTTCTTGTACTGCTGCGTTTTGAATTGCAGTTTCATCACCACGCAACAACGCTCTTGGTTCATCTAAAGTTGAGATTGCTCTGCGACCCAAGCCAACAGCACCTTGAGCTGTCAGCGGTGCAGCAAGTGCTCCAAGAATAGCTCCACCTGTACCACCAATCGTTGCTTCGCCTAATTCACTACCACCATAAGCCGCTAACCCTAAGCCAGCTTCTTTTAAAGGACGAGCAACGGACATTAGCGCTTCTGCCTTACCGGCAGGCACAGGAGCCATAAAGCTAAGAGCGGTTTCCAATCCAGACAAACCTTGTCGTTCTCGCTCTGCTGCGTATAAATCTTTAAGTGCGTTTACCTTCGCAAGTTCTTGACTGTAGTAGTCTTGTGGCTCAGCACCCGTAGCCAGTCCATAAAGATCACGACCAATAGCAGGAACCGCAGCAATGCCTTTGCTAAGTTGGCCAAAAGTAAGGATGTCACCAAGGTTAAGCAAGCCGCCAGTAGCAACGGCAGGTCTCATATCTGGTGTTGCCGTCGGAGTTGCAGGAGCATTTACAGCAGCTCGCAACTGCGCCAGTTCTGCTTCTAATGCCTGTAACTCTTCATCCATTATTGATTCCTTTGAGCTAACAACGCTTTAAGCTCATCTATTTCTCTGCGTAACTGCGCCGCTCTAGTTTTCTTTGCTGCTTCGTCTGAAGGTGTAGTGTCTGTCGTTGTAGCGAGTTGTCGCTTGCCCATTTCGAGTTTAGCCTTGATTCGATCCGCTATTGAGCTACTTCCAGATATCCCTCCCATTCCCATTGGCAACTGTGGGCCGATAACCGAAGCAAGCTGCTGTTCAAGGTCTACGTTGCTTAATTGAGATGTTTGACCTGACACACGAGCAAGCTGCGCTAATGAGCCTTTAAGTTTACTCATTGCCAACTCAACCGGATCTCCTGGAATAGCAGCCCTGGCTTTTAGCTCTACCGCACTTACGTCTAAGTCACGAAAGGTTTTCTCTAAATCTTTTACTGTTTCAAATGCAGCCTTTTGAGCCTTGGCAACTTCAGACCCTTCTTGCGCTGCCTTAGTTTGAACTAATTTGCTTATCTGTTCTTTCTGTTCAGCAGGTGGCAAAGTCCTAATATATTCTTTAGCTGCTGGATCAACGTTAAGCGTATCCAATACTGAAAGATCGGCAGATGGCTTAGCAGCAAACAAGTCTGCATATCCCGTTGGTATATTCCCAGCTTGGATTCCAGCCAGCAAAGCAGCCTTGCGTAAATCTTGCTCTTCTAGTTTCTGGCCTAAGCTACCTAACTTAAACTCGGCAGCAGTTGTAAGCTCTGCAAGTTTTGCGGCCCTTGCTATTCGCTGTTCCGTTTCACTTGCTGCCAAAGCACGAGACAAGGCACTGAGTCTGCTGCCCACCCCAGAACTTATCGCTTCACTTGGCAAAGCTGCCAAGAAATCCGTACGAGCTTCTGGTGTAGTAAGAGCTGCCATTTGATTGGCGTACTGCTGGGTTTGCAATCCCATATTGAACGATTCTTTTTGCGCCTGGTATCCAAGCAATGACGCTACTAACGCACCACCCAGGGTAACGCCAAGATTCTGTAGTGGACTTGCGTATGGATTGACCAGCGTAGGAAGTGCTTGAGCCACACCTTGTGCGCCAATGCCATAACCAGTATCAAGTGGCGTATACTGTAATCCAGCTAATGCGTTGGTAAGTTCATCTGCCATAGTTAACTCGGTCGATTAAGTCTACCAATAATTCCTTGACTTACTCCTTGACTCACACCAGTTGCAACGGCATTGCCAGTGGATTGCCCACGGTTTTGCCCTTGATTGGCATACTGACCCATAGTGTACGCTGCCAACTGAGCTTCAGCAGAATTTGCTCCACCGCCACCACCGCCGCCTTGT